ACACCTCTCCCTCATTCCTTCCTCTCTCGACACGCTCTTATAATTCAATTACATCAATCATTTAAGGAACACCAAAACAACGAAGGATAGAGCCGGGCTTCATTGCGTCAAGGATGTCGCGATGCAAGTTCTGATTGACCATAGTATATTCATCGACAAAGAGAACATCACAGTCGAGTGGATTATTCATGTTTCGCTTAGGCACAGAATCGCCGTAGACTTTGCCAGTCTTTTCGTCTACTTCGCCAGGATGTGAAAATTCTAAGAGTCTGTGTACGGTAGAAGCTGGAAAGCCTGTTACTTCTTCAATTCGTTTTGCGGCTTTACCTGTGGGTGCTGCAAGCTTTACTGAGTATCCGGAATCAGTATATTCCTTGTAGCCTGTCTTGAGTAGTGTAGTCTTACCTGTACCTGCTGCGCCAGTAATTGCAACTAGGCGCTTGCTCATGTCCATACATAGAGCAAGCCCTAGCTGTTGTTCAGTGTCGAGATTGAGTTCTGTGGTCTGTGGGATAATAGCCTGAGAAGATTCCGTGGCTCCCACCGTCTGCGATTCGGTAGTCATTACGATATGTACCCTTCATGTTACTTGCGATGAATGAGCGCAAGTCATCAACCGTAGAAAACGTGTGCAGCATTATGCGCCCATCGTCATATTCTACGGTACACTGTACCATTTCGTCGTCAAGGTTTATCGGATTTGAGATAATCATCTTCTAGTCTCTCTAATTCTTGTGCAACTCTAACAGCACAGAATTTCATAAATGTTCCTAGTTTCAAATCGAGTTTCTTACATACTCGTTCAATTGATTCTGATTCAAATTTGTTTAGTCTTGCGTATGCGATGGTTGAATCTGGATGTTTGCTGCTGTAGATACCGTGGCGTCTTGGTTCGTCGAATGGTACTGGAATTGTGATACTGAGAGGGTGTTCGTATTTTTTATCGTTCATTAGTTAAGCTCCGTCGAGTAGATGTAGAAACGGGGCTAGTGAGCGAAAGGTTAAAACTCTCACTAGCCCCGCCCTCTTAGTAGTGTTGTAGCAGCATCCGGGGGAGAACTACAACACTACATAGAATACTACAAGACTAGTTACGACTGCGGAGCATCCGACTTCTTACCAACCGGAGCCGGGAGCATGACACGCTTGAAGAACAGCTTGACGCCATTCTTAGCAGCGTTATCAACCGCATCCATAGCGTCGTCGCCGTTACGCGCGAACGTCGGCTCGCCCTGAATCTCAACTTCCGAGAGCAGATAGAGGCGCTTCGCCTTAGCCGAACGAGTGCGCTTCGTCTTACCGGGTTCCTTAGCCATTTTGGTGTTCCTTAAATGATTGATGTGATTGACTTATAAGACCGTGCCGAGCAGGGCTGAGAGGTGTTCTGATCCAGCCCCGCTCGACACACCTTATATACGCTCTCTGTTACGCTAGGTCAAGCATTGTCGTGTAGGTATTACGCCGCCTCGACAGCCTTGATTTCGTGCCGCTGCTGTCCCTCATAGACGGTGTGGGCAATCTCAATCGTGGCCTCACGTCCGATCCAGTCATTGAGGTCAATACGGCGACCGGCAGGCGCACCAATAGCCTGCAGGAACCGCTTGAGGCCGAACATGCCCATCGGGTTAGCCTCAAGCGACACACGCCTATAGACCACCTTAGTACCGTCCGGAGCGCCGTCCGTGTAGTCCATCGGATACTGATCCGAAGGCACAAGGAAGGTGACGGCAGCGTACTTAGTACCCTTCGCTACGGAAGTCATCTTCTTAGCTTCAACAATGGAAGCATGATACTTCTTAACGGGAAGCGGCGAAGGTGCCTTAGCATTAGCGATGTCGTCCTGATACTCAATGACGCTATCGATCTCGTCGTTCTCAATCTGATTGTCAGCCATGATAATTATCCTATACTAGTTGGTTACTTGCAAGTGCCCGCTACCTTTACTACACGTTCTACGCGGGCGGTAGAGCGATCTTGTTGAATTCGTTTTTCTTCCATCGTTCGTATAGTTCTGTGATGGTGATGCCTTTCTCTGTTACTGCATCGTAGTTAGATTCGAACTCGTAACCAGTACGAGTATCGAACATTCGAGACTTCATAGGTTTGCGATAGCCTACGCTTCTGACTGTAATGTATCGTTTCTTTCCGGTGTCACGAAGATTCCAGACTTCGCTAATTTGTAGTGGTACTTCTTCCGATAGTGAACCACCCAACAAAATAGTAATGCTAAGAATCTCGCCTTCCTTTCCGAGTTTGGGTACATCTTCGTGACCGATGAATATACAGTGCTTATTGTGTTTTCCTGTAACTGCAAGGATATTCTTTGCAAGTCCGAGAGTAAATCTATTTCGGAATCCGTAGCCTGACATAGATGGGTTCTCAAATACTGCACCCGGTGCGGATTTGTGGCCTGCTGAATAAGCCACAGCTTGAGAGGCAAAAGCTGTAACCGAATCAATGATGACGGTTTCGATATCCTTATGGTTAGTAAGTAGATCATTGATACCGAAGGGGTTTGTGGTTAGCTTAGCTTCTTCGACAATACTAGGAGGCTGCTTGCTCAAATCCATTACGATGTTATCGCTGCTGCGCTTCAGAGATTCGCTTCCGTCATTATCAAATTGAATGATGAGTCGCTTCTTAGGAGCAGTTGCAGCGATTACTGTTTTGCCTGTACCAGCCGGTCCCCAGATGAACATAGACATACGGGGAATTGCTGCACTTGATACTGTGATTGGGTATTTGGATTTGTATTCTGTTACTGTTTCATCTGCCATGTTTACTTCTTCTCTGTTTTATTATCAATCCAATTAATCATAAACTCTAGCAGCGTCTCCAATGCTTTATCTAAATTTCCTTCGCGTCTATAAAGTTCTGCTAGATTTAGTGTTTTCTTTAGTTCTGTATACTCAGCCATGTTAACGCTCAGTTTTCATGGCTACGAATTGTTCAGCATCAGTTTCCTTGGTGAAGCGAGCAATTTCCTGATCGTAATCTTCGCCATCTTCGTCAGTAGTAACAAGCCAGCGCAGGATGCCGGATTCCATATCTTCGTTCATCTTGTCATCGATAACGTACAACATTAGTTGGTTCCTTTCACTTCATCAATCTCAGTCAGTAGATCAGTCATCATACGACTAGCTTCGTTCAGATGTTCAAGCTCCGCAGCCAGTGCTTCACCCTTCTCAGAATCTCTAGCCTTGTCGCTGAGTTCTCCTACCAAATCATCTACTTCAGATTCAATAGTCTCAATCTTACTAGAGATTTCTTCTAGTTGTGAATAGATATCACTAAGTGCTTTCTGTCTTGTCTTTAGACTCATTACACTTCTCCTGTTGAATTGTCAGCAACTTCGCCAACGTGATCGAGCGGGGACCATTCTTCCACGCTCATATTCTCAATCATATCAGTTTGTTCTTCTCTAGGCATGGTGCAGTAAGGTATAAACTGGCATGGGTGAAAGTATCTATTGCATGAATGAGTATACCGGGGCGATTCTGTAGGTCTGTTAACGTAATTCTGGTATACACCAACACTATGTTCGATCCACTCTGTCCATCGGACAAAATCGCTATTGTTTCGTTGTACTTGCTCAAAAGCGACTCCATCAGTCATACTCTTAGGTTGTGGGATTTGTGTTCCCATTACAAAACCGTTGAGCACTTCTCTTTCTAGCAACAGAGTAGCAGCTACCATGTATCCAGTAACTTGATTACTGGTATGAAACATCATTCTCCAGACGTCATCAAGTCTGTACGCGGTTTTATTCTCCGCAATGTGCGGCACTGAGTTATAGTTATGAAGTCCGTCGATACGTCCAGTATATATGTAGACAGGAGTGTTGGAGGCGGACCGCTTTCTAAATAGAATACAGAACGGTAGTTCGACACCAACAAGCTCACCCTCCAAAATGACCGGCATTTCTGACATAAGATAGCGTGATGTATAACTGAGGCAGCTTTGCTCAAGATTAGCCATAGTTCGTCTACGATCTGATGGACTATCGTAGAATCCTGACGTGTGCAATGCAGGCAAACAGAAATTGATGGCGTTCGAAAAATCATCTGTAGCATCCTGCGGAGCGGATAGCATTTCAGCAAAACGTACGGAGCCGAATAGATTAGTAGTGTGTAGGCCGATCTTGGTTATTTGTTTTGGTGAGTCTTTATATTGATTTCGTAAACTCCAGACTCGTAACGCTGCAAAATAATCGTGACAGGCTTTTCCTGCATCGATTGCCATGCTTCTAGTGCTACTGCTTTCTGTGCGGTGGAGAGCATATCTAAGAACGCCGAAGGTAGGACAGGTATTGATGGCAGTGAGCTTAGTGAAATCGTAGCATACAAGACCATTTGCGACATACTTACGTGCCTCCTCAATTGTGATTAGTTCAAGTGAGTAGTCTCCATATTCTAACCTCATTTCTTTTCATCCATGAAACGAGTAGCATTGCTCTGATCGTCATCCTCTCCCATAGACTTAACAGCATCGCTTGCGCTAGTGAGTCCAAGCTTGCGCTTAAGATTCTCAGCGTCACTATGCATACCTTTGACACCTGCAAGAACCGTAGAGAACATATTTACAAGACGATCATATGCCTCTGCCATCTGTACCATTTGCTTGTGCTGTACGTCATCACGCTCTGCTAGAGCACAGAGAATGTTAACAATCTTGGGATCAGTATTACTCTGTAGCTTTGCTTGAATATCACGAGCCTTGAGTGAGGCCATCTGTTTTCTCCAATACTAATGTGCCGTCTGAAGCTTCCAATACCAAGCCGCGTGCGCTGTTCAGCAATGTGGTCACAGCGGCATCGTCTTTCTTCATACGTTCGATTAATTTCTCAAGCTTGTTGAGTGCTTTTTGAAGATCATCGTCCAGTCGCTTCTGTATGGCAATACGTGAGTTGCCAAGGATTTGTTTTTGCTTAGTTATGTGAAGCGTACGGCGATGTTGTAGGACTGTGACTAGTCCTTGAATCTCATCCACGCGCATCTGCATTAAGTCGTAGCGATGTGTAGGTGTATCTCTTGCTTTAGTCGGTAGTTGTGACATTCTTGCCTGCCGTTGCTGCGGTGTCTAGCACACGCTTCAATGCGAGGGTTGCTTTCTCTTGTGAATCTTCGTCGCCTTCTTGCGTCATGGGAATACTCATTACTACGCGCCAATGCCACTTCTTAGTAGCAGGATCGAAGGTGATTACTCCGTGTAGTCCCTTGTGGCGCACCTTGAGAGATTTGGGAGGTAGTTTCTTGAATGATAGTACGTTATCGGTGTTCATTATTACTCCTACGCTATTAGAATTGGTGGGGCGGGTAGGGATCGAACCTACGACAAATGCGATGTAAACGCACTACTCTACCGCTGAGTTACCGCCCCACTTACGCTACGTTACGCTACAATACTAGGCTTGAAATACGTAGGAGGCTTAGTGCTACCGCTGCCTTCGCTCAAGATGTCGTCGATGTTTGTGATACTGATGCCTCTCTTAGCGAGCGCAATAGTAAGTAGAGCGCGATCAAGACGCGCAGGCGCGTTTCGGACTTCAACATTAAGTGCGGTGTTTCCTCGCACGATTGTATTGCTACTACCGGGCTTGATGGCGTCAATGATCTCTTCATACTGCATCCTGATGGATTTCTTAGCATTCTCGACACGCTTGTCAGCATATGAAGCAATCTGTTGAGCAATCATAAGCTCAAAGGTAGCAGCACGTTCGTCGTGGAACTTAGCAATTTCCTCATTACTAGTAAGAGCAGCAGGATGCGAGGCTTCAGGCAACGCAGTACCGTTAGTCTTGCCAATCTTGTTTAGTGCTTCTACTACCTTGATCTGAATGGCCTTACTCATGTGTATACCCTTTCATGCGTGTGTCAAGCACCATATACAGGATATGGGGCATTTTGTGTAGACATACTAGTAATGGTAGGTAGTGTCAGACTTTGCCAGTCATATCACTAGCAGCATCACGTAGGCTATCACGTAGCATATGCACCGTGCTTCGCGCCTCTGCTTCTACATTTACAGCAAAATCGTATTGCTTACGCAAAGAGATTCTACGATTGATAGTTCGCTCGTATGCTTTCTTTGCGGCTTCATAATCTTTCTGTAACTTGCCAAGATTAACCATCTTTATGTTCCTTTCTACGTCTGTTACGATAATCAGTATTGATGTCAGTGACAGCTTGCCTGCTAACTTTAACGCCAAACGTTACACTAACTCGCTCGGCGATGCGTACGTGAGTGAGGTCCGTTTCAACTAAGAGAGATAGTATAGCATCTTTTACCTCTTTTGTCAAACCAAAGCGATGATGTTCTACTGCATCATTCATGTTGTCTTGGTGAGTACCCGGTAGCATGTGTTTGTAGTTGCCGCATAGATTGTTATCACAAACTACATGCCGAATAAGTCTAGGATCATCGAGCGGGAAGTCCTTGGCATGAATAACATGGTACATAACACGATGACCGTAATAGCTCTTGCCATTGTAAGAGAATACTGCAATGCCTTTTCCATTGAGAGCATACTCCTTTACTTTCCAAGGCCAGCATAGTTCAAAGTGGATACGTCCATCATTCAATCCGCCAGTCATATCGTAGCGTTTGAAGATGTCAGTTAATTGATTACGTCTTGCCATGCTTTAATTCCCAAGTTTCACGTCTTAGGTCAGCTTGCAACTCGAAATAGTTCTTCATCTTTACTTGATCATTCAAAGCATCAACAATCAATGATGCATTTTCTTGTGATGCATACTCTACAATTACAGTGTAGTTAGGATGTGGTGCATCACGTTTACAAATGAAGAAGCCACTCTTGTTACTGCGATGTGGTAGATAGTAATAGTATTCACCTTCTCCCATCTTTGCCATTAGAGTCGCTCCCAATTCTCACGAATGATTTCAGCAATCTCTTCAAAAGTCTTACCACTATCGTTTAGATCAGTGAGTTCACCACCGGCCCAATCTTTATCATCATCTATAACACAACTAAACTCTCCGCTTTGTGACTTCATTCCTGACCATTTTTGTACTGTTGGGGGAGTGTAGTCTGTATTACTGTCGTACCACATCAAGCCATTATTATTTCTATCTAGTTCTTTAGTAATTTTAAGTCCGTGTTTAATTGCTACTTCGCACAACACTCCAAGACAACAGAATCCGGGCGGAATTTTTTTATAATTTTCTGTTGCTTCAACAACCCGTTGAAGTGATCCAGTTGTTTGTGCATACTCACCACTTTCAAGAGCAGCAATCCACAGATCAGCAATTTCTTTCTTCATGACTATCTCCCTTCACTCTCTCTGTTTCTAATCTCTACAAGCTTAGCATCCATACGCTTGGCGTACGTGATTGCTTCGTCTGCTAATGCTGCGATGCCGTAATCATGATCTAATTCTTTAGCAATGCTGCGAATCTCTTCTAAGACGGCGCAGATAGGTCGATGTCTTGACATGTATGATACTGTTCTAGCCATTGCTGCTGCCTCCAATTCGTAATATGGAATACGTTCTTCAGCCTCACAACAGTCATCAATATCTTGTTGTGTCAGTTGCATTTTGTTGTCCTACTCATCAGAGCAAGCGCCATCAAGTACGAATTTGCGAATGCGTTGCGCTGCATCTGATGGCTTTTCGTTGCTTCGTGCTGTTTCTGTATCTGTATCACTATTATGCCATTCACTACCAAATGGCCACATTACTTAGCCATTTCTAGTGCAACTTCCAATGCTTGCTGCTTGAGCTTATGACCAGTGCCAAACCAATTGTTATTCAATGCAGCAGCACTATCCTTACGATTGTGCATGTGATCGACCATGTACGTAATGGCGTTATAGCCCTGCCACCATGTACCACGCGAGAGGTTGGCACCTGTCTGCTTCCAGAGTGCTTCGACTGCCTTGTCGTAGTTGCGAGGACGCTTCCATTCTACGGTATGCACGTCGATCTCATGCTTTACCTTCGGGAAGAGTGCGTCAAGGAAACGAGAGTACGCAACATCATCCATACGCTGTGCGGCTAAAAACTCGGCACGTTCCTTGAAGTCAGAAAGCTGCTTGCGTGATAGTCCAAGGGTGTCTTTAGCGACTTCAGCATTGAATTTAGTTCTATGATGGATGCGGAATTCCTGTCCAGACCCAGAATGTGCCATTGCAAGTGTATTAGCGCAGACAACTC